GTATCCTGTCTCCAGAGAATATTTTGTCAAATCCATTTTTAAGTTCCTCCAGTGGAATATCATCAGTAGGGTTACGATTAAGAGCCATAGCAGACATTTTCTTAGCTGTCTCTGCAGGTGACTCTTCAAGAGAAATAATACCAATCTTATCTTTAGTTGTTTCAAGAAGATTAAATACAATCTCACGTAGCATAGTAGATTTACCTGAACCAGTACCACTAGTCCATAGAGTAATCTCACCTGCTCTCATACCTCTTAGCTTTTCATTTAAGCCATCAAAGCAAGGAGGGTAAGGTATACTCTCGATCTTATCATAGTCCTCCAGAGCTTTCCACAGTGAGTCACTTGTCATGATACCCTGGGGGTTATACTGCTTTGCATTCCAGATAGCAGAGAGGACTGCTCTGTGGCCTTCATTAACTAACTCATCTGAAGCATCTTTATATTGCCCTTCAGCTACTTTAATCTTTTCATAGCCGATAATCTTGGCAAGCTTAGTAATAGCTTCTTTGCCAGCATCATCATTATCAATGTAAAGAATGACTTCATCAAACTCTCTAAGCCAGTCCCTGTTTGAAGTGACAGGCAAAAGATTAGAAGCGGAGGGAATAGAAACAACTGGATAGATAATTCCATTATACTCTTGATATGCCTGAGCTACAGCTAAAGCATCCTCTTCACCTTCAGTAACCACTACTCTTTTACGAGAAGCACCTGCAAAAGTTCCTTGACCAAACAACTGAATGTTATCTAGTCCACCTTTAACTCTAAAGTCTTTAGGGTACTTACGTATCTTATATGATGTACCATTACCACCTAAGTATGGATAATAAGTTTCACTTACTTCACCATCACTATTAATAGCTGATCGTACTCCAAACATCTCACAAATCTTATTACTAACTTTACGTTTAGAATGAGTTCTAAAAGGTAAGTCTTCAATAGTCATTTGTGTTTGTTGAACTGGTTGTGACTTAGGCACTTCCATTTCATCGTCTCCATAATAATCAGGGTAGAATTTATTACAGCCTGGAGTCCAGCACTTACCTTTCACTACTTCTGATGTACCATCTTTAAATAGAGAAACATTATCTACTGAACCACAAGCCTTACACGGGGCTTTACCGATAGAGACAGTCATATTTATACCTCAAGTTTAATTAATTTAATATTACAATCTTGTAATAACTCTTTTCCTAAGTTACATTTGTTATAGTTCTCAGCATAGAATACAGTAGTAATTCCAGACTGAATAATAAGTTTAGCACATTCAATACAAGGTACTGTTGTACTATACATTGCTGCAAACTTAGTAGTCTCTGTTGATTGTGCTGCCTTAGCTATAGCATTAGCTTCAGCATGTACTACTTGTGGTAGTGTCTTTTCAAAGTCATTCTTGCATTCATTAGTAAAGTAACCTGCAGGAGTACCATTCCAACCATAAGAAATAATATTAGTTCCTCTGGCTATAACAGCACCTACCTTTCGGTGAGGATCAGTAGACCTAAGAGAAATACGGTAAGAGATCTCCATCAGCATCCGATTGTGTTCCATTAACTTTGACATTATCTTCTCTCCTAATAGTTTCAATTATAGTCGCAACTAATCGGCTGTAATTATTTAAATTAAGTAAATAATCATTCCAACTAAGCACTTCATTTTCAAATAAATATTTAAGTTCTTCGTTTGCCTCTTCCAAGGCTTTTAGGACTTCCTGGATCGCTTCTTCTGGACTTAGAAGTTCCAAAGATTCTGTCATAATTGGATTCATATTTATCCTTATCCACTGGACGTGGAGTATCTCCTTTACCTACCATAATGTGTCCTTAATAAATCTTTAGCACGACCAATTAACTGCATTGTTTCAAAATAGTTATCGCCTTCTTTATAATGAAAGTTAGCAACTGCATTTAGAAATTCATATACAGGATCTACATCAGGCTTACCCCATAAGACATCATCATTGTCTTGATAGAAGTAATCTTCCTGAGTAAATGTTTCTGGATCTTTATAGTCATACTTGTTCATCATCTTTCTCCTTGTATTCATAACATTTAGGTGGACCTTCAAATCCACATTCCCAGAAGTTACCTTTATCTTTATCCCAAACAAAGTAATCATCTTGATAACGTTGAATGTGAATAAGACTACCAGTAAACATTAGTGCATGGAACCACTCATTACCACAACGCTCTTTATATTCACGTTCAATGACACGTTTCCATTCAGTTCTTCCAGAACCTTTAAGCAGCTTCTCAGCTGTTTTAACTCCAAGTCTTTTAGGTGACTTAATATTATCAGTCATATCTCCTATCAACACTTGAATATAATAGTTATACTCAGCATCGTCCTCAGATACTGTGTATTCTTTGATATCGCCTCTTTGATTTGGTCTGACATGCTTACCTACAATACAGTCTAAATCTTTATCAGCAGAAATGATAACATAATTCTGTTCTCTTTGCAAACACTTATTTGCTTTACGGCGTACTAAGTCATCTGCTTCAAGACCATGAGAGCGAATGGCTAAGCGTTCCTTGCCTAACCATTCTTTAAGTTCCCTAATAATTTCCATCTCCTTGGTTCTATTAGGGTCTGGCTTACGATTGCCTTTATAATCTTTAAAGACTTGATAACGCCAGTTACCAGTACCTCCTACAAAAGAAATTGATTCATCACACCAACTATTTGTAAGATATTGTTTTAAGATGTCTAGGTATTTCTCCTTAGCTTCATTAAGGTCTTCTACATTCCAACACGCACGATAGAGTATTCCATCGGCATCTACGATACCTAACATATTATCTCCTTATTGACAAGCTAAACATTCGTCTTTACTTGCTTGAACTCCTGCCTTACTATATACATAGTAAAGGGCAAGTATATTCGGGTCGAGAAAGGCTTGTTTATGTACCTCATTAATATAAGCTTCTTCCTCATTCGCTGCAAAGAACAAATTAAGGGACTGCCATTGGTCAATATACTTTGCTCTTGCACTTGCCATTTGTATAACCGACATTTGTGGAATCTCGAAAGCTGTTTTAAACACTTCTTTCTCATGATCACTTAACCAATCTTCTGCTTGAACAGAACCCATATTATCTCTAATACGTTCTATTGTTCGCTTGTTGTAGACTTCTCTTTCTCGCATGAGTTCGAGTAGAACTGGATTAATTCTATCGACTTCTCCAGCAGCTGTACGTTGAGTGTATACCATTGCTGTGTCAGGGTTAATGCCTTCAGAGATTCCTCCCATGATAAGTGCGGTTGATTTTGTGGGAGCCACGGCAATCCTATGTGTGTTGGCCATTCCATAGCCTTCCATCCATTCAGGTTCTCCCCAAGTTTCCGATATCCATTTGCTAGCTCTTCTAGAGTCATCATCTATCCTTTTAAATATTTCATTGTTTAACATCATTGATTCGAATGAACCAAAGACCATTCTATTTTGTTGTAGTAATGTGTGAAAGCCACATACTCCCAAGCCAAGCGCACGACTTTTCTTGGTGAATGCCCTTGCTTTCTCAAGTCCGGAAGTGTTCTTAGACCTGTCAATAAACTCTTGACATACACAATCCAGAAATACTGTAGCTTCAAATATAGCATCTGTATCTTTCCATTCATTATACTTAGCTAAGTTCAGAGAAGACAACACACAAGTATAGGTATATTCTTCTGACGAGTGCAGCATAATCTCAGCACAGAGCTGGGGTGATTTAATATCAAGGTTTTGATCAACATACCATTGAGGTCTCTTATCATTAGCTTTATCAGGGAAGAAAAAGTAACCTTTACCTGTTACCATTTTAGTTCTAAGTGCTTTACCATAACGGCGGCGAGCTTCTTGATCACCACTAGTTAAGCGAAGAATAAATTCTTCACTAATATTCCAACCAATGTTATTACCATCAGGATTATGCTCTAAGTGATCACAGACTTCATCAAAATCAGCGTGATCAATAGGAACATAACCTGCCCAAGAACCTCTCCGTGCTGTACCTTGAGATACATACTCCATGTCTTGCTGAAAGCCTTTAATGATTGGTAATAGTCCACTTGCTTTTCCTCCAGCACCAATAACAGATCCTCGACCTCGAATATCCCCAAGGTAACTAGCAGTACCGAACCCTGCTTTAGTTAAGGCTGCTATCTCATGCTTAGCACGATAGATGCTATCAATACTATCACTAATATAAGAGCCAGCACATGATACCGGAAGACCTCTTGTCGTTCCTGTGTTAGCCAATACAGGTGTAGATGGTGATAGCCATCCTTTCCATAGTAAGTTAAAGAATTTCTCTTTCCATTCTTGAGGATTGGGCGTATGAATAGCCAGTGTTGAAGCAATCCTTTCATACTGTGCTTTAGGTGAGCTAGCTTCATACAAATATTTTTCTTTAAACATTTGATAACCGCCTGTACTATACCATTCCGGTAACTCTCCTGCTGCTTGTAGTTTCTTTCGTTCTTCAGACAGTTTATCGTAACTCAAAATGCAAACTCCTCTGCAGTCCATCCACGTTCATATTGATTACCTACGCTATTAAAGAAATCATTCATAGCATAGCCATTAATTCCCTTGTAGAACCAATCACCTACTGGATTGTACTTAACATCAAAGACATTATGATAACCCATATTACGCATACAAGTATTAATCCTTGATTGTACAAAGTAATCTAATTGTTTCTCAGAGATACCTTCTATTTCTCCTTTCTCAAATAGCTTGGAAATG